CTTTCACGGAGGAGAGCAGCACCTTCCCCAGGAGCCCCACGCCGATCAGGAGGCCCCCCACGGTCAGTGCCAAAGCAATCGCCACACCGACGCTGCCCCCAATGGCCGCCGTGAGCTTGGGATGGGCCTTGTGCCAGTCCGAGAGCTTTCCCATCAACGTGTTCAGGCCGCTGGTGATGTGCTTGAGCAGGGGCGCCAGGGGCTCCACCACGGTCATGAGGAAGATCCGTCCCGTGCCGGTGAGGGCCTGCCACTGGGCGGAGAGGGTCTTCATGACCTCGTCCATGCGGATCTGGATATCAGCCTGGTCCTGGAGCTTCTTCTGGGACTCGTTCCAGTTCTCTGCCGTGAAATTCAGGCCCGCGCGTTTCCCCACGCCCCCGAGTAGCTCGGTGAAGAGCAGCTGCTTGTCCTTGGTGCTGGAGATGGTCTTGTTGATCCGGTCGAAGACCGTCACCACGTTCGCCATCTTGGCCAGGGGATCATTCCCCCGGAGCTGTCCCTTCTCGTCGAAGATCTGCGTGCCGAGATTGCCCAGGTTGTATTTCTGAAGCAGGGCCGCGCCTTCTCTGGCCTTCCAGCCCCGGCCATAGACCAGGCGCTCCTGGAGGATGGGCAGGCTGTCCATCAATTCACCAATGCTGGTGCCGATCTCGGAGCCACTGAGCCCGGCGCCCTTGAGCATGGTCATCACCGTGCCCATGGCCTCCGCGCCGCCAAGTCCCGTCAGGCCGAACGCCTTGAACTGCGGTCCCATGTAAGGGATGGCCGTCGCCAGCTCGCGAATGCTGATCCCGGCGGCGAAGGACGTTTTCTGGACGAGGTTGGCGAAGGTCCTGAAATCCTTCCCGCCCACTTCCAATGCCCGGCTCATCTGCACCGTGAGGCCGCCCGCCTCCTCATTGGTGAGGTTGCCCAGGATTTTTAAGGCAGCGGCGGCCTCCAGGCCTCCGTCCCGGATCGCACTGGAAGCGAGTCCGGCGGCGCGCATTGAGCCCGCCATCTCAGAGAAATCCGCCGTGGTGCCGGGAAGTTGCTGGCCGAGCCGCTCGATGATGGGCTGGATCTCGTTCCAGACGGGGTCCGTGCCGCTATTCCGCATGAAGGGCAGCCTCGCCCGCGTCATGACGGATTCCATCTCGGCGTAGGTCTGGATGGCCTTCCCTGCGCCATAAGCCGTGGCCATGCCTGCGCCTACGGCCACCATGCCCGCGTTGCGGATGCTGCTGGCCACCTCCCCGGCCTTGCTGTGCAGGTCATCGAGGGTTTTTCCGTATTTCTCGGCGGCGCGCCGTGCCTTGTCGGCTCCGTCCGCGCCGTCCTGGCCGGTCTTTTTGATGGTGGTCCCCGCCCGCGCTGCCGACGCCTCGAAGGTCACCATGCCCGACGTGGCCTTGCTCCAGGCCGTGTTCGACGTGACGCTCGCGGCCTTGGAGGCATTCCCCGCCTTGGTCATGGCCGCGCTGACGCCGCTGGAGGCGTCATCCACGGTCTTCAAGACCAAGCTGACTTCAAAGGATGCGGACAAGGGTTCTCCGATGGAAAAGGCCGACCGCTCACACGCGGGCGGCCTTTTCCTGGGCTTCGTTCAGTTCTTCCTGGAAGGCAGCGGCCTCTTCGAGCCAATAGGCCAGATCGTCCAGCTCCATCCCCATCACGTCCTGGTAGGTCCAGCCTGTGATGCGGGAGAGGGCGATCAGGCTTCGGGCGTCGGGCCAGAAGGCTTTCCCGGCATGGCCTCACTCACGGTGTTGAAGTCGTCGAGGTCGAGTTGGAGGAGATCCTCCATGGTGACGGGCGCACCGCCAATCTGGACGATCTGCGCCAAAAGAGCCGCGCTACGGTCGATGTCGTTGCCCTTGGGACCCGCGATGCGATGGGCCTTGGAGGCATCGCCCGCACGGGCCTTCCGGATGAACTGGGCCGAGCGGCCATCGGAGAGAGTGATCGAGGGAAGCGCGGAAGGGGGAAGCGCCGTGGATTTCATGGTGGGTGGCTCCTGAATGGGGGTATGGATCGTCAAGGCGGCCAGGGCCGCGCTCTAGACGCCGAGGTTGTCGTTGGCGGTGGAAAGCAGGTTCTTCCCCAGCACCTGGTGCTTGTTGGTGGTGAGGCCGAGGTCGTAGATGGGGACGCCGTCAACTTCGAGCTTGTAGGCCCAGACGTTGAAGTTGTAGTCGAGTTCCGAAGGCTCCTGCCCCTTCACGGCGCCGGGCTTGTGGCCCGTGGGAAGCGCGCGGATGTGGGCCACCACGCTCTGCTCGATGGCGCGTCCCGATTCGTCGTAGCCCGGCAGGTTGCAGCGGATCTGGAGCAGCTGGACGTGGTAGATGTCCGCGCAGGCCGCCACGAAGGCGGCGTCGAAGTCCCCCTTGATGACCAAGGTCATCTCATCGAGGCCCATGGGAACCTTGATTTTCCCGGCCATGGACGAGGGCTGATGATCCTTGGTGATGGCCTTCACCTCGGGGAGCGTGACCTCGGACGCCATGCCCGCGTAGCTCACGCCGTTCAGGTAGACGTTGGCGTTGACCAGTTTCCGGATGGAAAAACCCATGGGGTCTCCTTATGCCGCTGCTTGATAGAGGTTCGCCAGCCAGGCCGTATCCACCGTGGAGGTGAAGGTGACCTCCTCCATGGGCGTGGGCGGCATGAAGGAAAGCTGGAAGGAGGCGTGCCCCAGGGCCAGTTCGCTCTCCGGGTTGTCGGCGGGCGTCCAGGTGCAGGCGCCGCCCACCAGGGCTCCCTGCCGGATGAGGGTCGTGAGGTAGGTGTTCACGGACTCCCGGACGGCGTCGAGGATGGCCCGGTTCAGGGGCTTGTCCACGTAGGGCAGCATGGCCCGCTCGACGGCCTCGTGAAGCACGTCGGCCACGACCCGGACGCAAATGAAGCTCTTGGGATCCGTGTTCTTTGGCCATGCGGCGCTGCGATTGCCCCAGGCCAGGAAACCCGTGCCGTAGCCCCGTACCGCCGTCACGAAGCCTACGGCGTTGAGCTGGTTGGCTTCGCACAGGCTGTCGCTCAAGGACCAGCTGATGGGGCGTTCCAGGGCTTCTACGCGCGTCAGCTCGTGGTTGCTGGGAGAAACCCAGAAGCCCTCGCTGAGATCTACCGAAGCGGCGAGCCCGGCCAGGTTCTGGCTGTAGGGTTCCAGCGTGCCCTTCACCTGGACGTAAGGATAGCAAAGGACGGCGCGCTCGGAGCCGGTGGTCATATCCAAAGCACCGCTGGCTCCCCGACTCTCGATGGCCTGCTGGAAGGTCATGCCGACTGGCGCGTCGATGTAGGCGTGAGCCTTGAGCTTGTCGGCCATGCCCAGCAGGGCGTTCTTGATTTCGGCCTGGGAGCAATAGCCAGGTGCGAGCAGGATGCGCGGCTTGAGGTTGAAGAGATGCACCACGTCCACGGTGGCCTGCAGGCCGGTGCGGGTTCCTGCCGTGGTGGTGGTCCCGATAAGGTCGCTGTTCTGGACCTGGCTGGGATCCCCGTAGGTGTAGTCCACGCTGAGAGATGCCCCGACGGCGATGGAGCCGGTAGCCAGGCGGGTGATCTTGGCCGTGGCGGGATCCAGGGTGTAGTCAGTCCCTGCGCTGTAGATTGTGGGCTCGCTCCAGGGGCTCTTCACCGTGGCGGAGATGACGCCGGGATGAGCCAAGGTTGCCGTGCCATCGGCGGCGAGGGTGATGGGCTCACCGGAGGCGGATGCCTGGTGGATGGCCGGGTCGAAGACATTGATCACGACGACCGAGCAGGCCCCGAAGTCGAGAATGGCGTTCAGGGCCTGGGGAATGGTGTAGCCCGGCAGGTCCGGCCCGAAGAACGCTGCGGCGTCTCGGTCGCTTTGGATGAGGATGGGCTTGTTCACGCTGGCGTTGACCGGGGCTACCAGATGCACCGGAGCCGTACCCACCAGCTCGATCACCGCCGTGGGGGGCGTCTGAATAGGCCGGGCGCCGGTGGAGACTTCCTGGATCTGGACGCCATGCAAGAAGGCGGTTGTCATGCTTCGTTTCCTTTCATGGAATCGCTGTGGTCTCGCCACCTGACTGGAGGGAAATCTGGGAGAAGGGCGCGCCAGTTTCAGGCGGGAGGACTGGTAGCACGCGGGTCCTGGTGGCCACGAAAACCGCCCACCACCACTGGCCGGACTCCATCCCCAGGAACTGGTCCTTGAGGATGAAAGCGGGCAGGCAGTCCAGCGATGGCTTCCAGCCCTGGATGGCCTGCCGGACAGTTTCCAGCAGCGCGTAGGCCCCGGTGTGGCCCGCGAGGCTGCGCACCACGACGGACAGCTCGAACTGGAGCGTCCGTTCCTGGATGACCAGGTCAGTTTTCTGCGGAGGTTGGTAATCCCCGCCGCGAAACACTACCAGCACTTCGGCGGGGGCG